AGGATATGGTGTTTGTGGTTGATTCATAAACTTAATGGTACTATTAGGAGTGTAATCGTGTTGTACACATTGAACGGCATACTTTGTAGTTCTTTGTCGCCATAATAAAGATATATCAGCACGAGCCAACATATCACAATCCATAAAGATAGCGTGACCAGAATAATTACAAAGGTAAGGTACCAAAAATCTACTAAATGCAAAGTCTGTAGATTGTATTGGTAATCTTTCTCTTACAAATACATCTTTTATATTTTGTAATCGTATTGGTGTAATTGCTATAGGTTGTGTTGAGTGTTTTAATAAACTATGACTTAATACACTAAAGGCTACCTTTTCATTATCATCATAACCAATAAAAACTCTTATCATATACCCTCAACTAAAAATGATTCTGTCATATGTGCTGTATTTACATCACTATTAATTGTAACTTTTTCATTTACTTTATGACCTTGACTTTCTCTTTCAATATCATTATGGTCAAACTCAGCCCAATACAACTCAAACGCCACACCGTCTTCTAATCCTATAAACTCGTGGAATAAACCAGGTTTAACTCTTGTAAAATCACCTGCGTTTAATATTGTTTCATCAATTAAGCCTTCTTGTTTGCCTTGTTGCCATACTCTAACCATCATCTTACCTGATTCAACATAAAAACCATTCCATTTGTATTTGTGTCTATGTTTAGAACAAGCAACATCTTTTTTATATTCTATTCTGTGAAACTCTAACACACCATTAGCGTGAATTAGTTCCGTTTTACCCCAAATTTTTCCTGCTTTCATTTTAACATCACTCCTGCATCTTTTCGTTTTTTACCTTTTAAATGGTCAGCATACTCACTCATTGGAGTATCTGGCCAAGGATTACCAACCTTTTTAACAACTGGTGCCAAATTAAATTGTGGTTCACCAATCATCCATTTTTTTCTAACACAATCCCAAACATAACTATCGTGCCATTCTCTTTCTTGGAACAATAAGTCTTTAGTATAGTGTTCTCTTAATTTATATATAAACCTTTTTGTAGCAGGCTTTGTAAGATTATAACCTACAAAACCACATTCACTATAATAAGTAGGCCTGTCTATAAAAGATAGACAATAATCTTGTGGTAGAAACTTGTTTATGACTTCTTGTTCGGTAATTCTTTTTTTAAATACTGTATCAGCGTCAACCCAAAATACATAATCATAATCACAATCAAGCATTAAATGTGTTTTAGCAAATATCTTATAACTAAATCTTATGGCATCCATTTTATAATCAGTTACAGGTGCAATATCTTTGTCATAATGACTATCTATGTTTCTGGATAAGTTTCTATGAATAAAGGATTTTAATTCTGGATTGGTTTCAAATATGTCTCTATATTTGATGTTGTCTCTCATAGGGTCAATTTCAGGAATCCAACCCTCGTGGTAAATATAACAATCAAACGGCCAGTTATATGTACTCATAAACCTATGAGCATAATATCTGTAAAGTTTTTCGTTAAATGTTGTAACTAACGCTATTTTCATAACCACATCTCGCAATATAATAACTATCAATAATATCTGTCACAGGATTATTCAATTTTTCCATATCAAAAATCTTTTTTAAATCTATTTTCGTCTCATTCGTAAACGCTTCATACATCTTTTCTTTGTCTGCGTTACCTTTTCCACTAGCAAACTTTTTAACGACACTAGGCACGATTGTATCATACTTATATTCTTTTTCAAAGTCAAACCTATATTTGAGAATACCACAATTTTCGGCAATTTGAAAGATGGCTTGGCCTTTTGAGCCATAAGAGTAGCCCTCAATGAAGATTCTTTTTTCTTCAACAGTCTTCTCCAAGCAACGTATGATAAAGTCCGAGAGGTTTTTAAATCTCTCAATCGGAGTTTTGTATTCCTTGTGTTCATAGCCTGTTATGTTCTTTGACATACTCCCTAAATGTTTCTTTTTACTTGTTAAATAGTAAAACTGACAATCTTCAAATTTAAAACTTATGTCTGCCACACAAATGGCAGGACTATTTAAACTATAATCAATTCCAATTATCTTCTTCGTTTGTCCAAGTTTCTTCATCTTCTAGTTCTTCTACTTCGTGTCCACAGAAAGGGCAAGTTAAAGGCTCTAAGTCCTGTATATCAATATCCCATTCTATGGTATATTTAGTTTCACAACTAGAACAAGTTTTTTTTCTTTTCTCTATCATTATAGTTTAAAAGATTTAAATTGATCTTTTTTTACGTCTTGTTTAATGCCACCAATTACATAACTTTCAATTTCAGTTTCTTGTGGAGCATTTTGTGTTGATCTACTGTTTAACCAATGATCGACCCAAGGTAATGGATTTGTTTTTTGGTCATAAACGGTAGATAATTGTATGGCCTTCATTCTTCTATTAGCCATATATTCTACAAATTGATGTAATAATTTTTCTGATAATCCTATCATAGAACCTTTAGAGAACAGGTATGTTGCCCACCTTTTCTCCTCTTGTACTGCCTCATCATACATTTTATAAACTTCTTTTTCACAATCTTTCATTACCTTTAACATCTCTTTATCGTTTTCATAATCTCTCCAGTTATTAATAATTCTTTGTGACATAGCCAAATGTTGGCTTTCGTCTCTAGCAATAAATGAAATAATCTTTGCTGAACCTTCTAATTTCTTTAGTTCACCAAATGCAAATGAACAAGCAAATGATACATAAAATCTTAAACCCTCTAATATGTTTACTGACACCATAGCTAGATATAATTTCTTTTTAAGTTCATACATATCAATTTTTTTAGGATCAATATACCATTGATAACCCATATTAATAAGTTCATCATAAGTTTTTGTAACACTAGCGGCTCTTTTTTCTATCTTTTCATCTTGTATAATAGTATCAAATACTTCACTAGGATTAGAATATAAGTTTTTAATAATGTAAGTATAACTTCTACTGTGTATTGTTTCTATAAAATCCCAAGTAACAATACAGCCTTCTAATTCTGGTAATGAACAAAAAGGTAAAAAAGCAAGACAAGGCCCTCTACCTTGTACACTATCTAACATAGTTTGATATTTTAGATTAGATGTAAAGATAAACTTTTGTTCGTCTCTTAATTCAAGGTAATCGTTTCTGTCTTTTTGTAATGATATTTCTTCAGGTCTCCAAAAGTAACCTAATTGTTGTTGATTTAATTTATCAAAGATAGGATATTTCATATTGTCATATCGTTGCACAGCCAAATCAGGACCAAAAAACATTAACTGTTTTGTGGCGTCTAAGTTTTTATCTTTGTTAAATACGCTTTTCACTATTTTATATACTCCTTGTTTAGTCTTATTGGTTTCAATCCTGTTTCTCTATTTAAAAACTTATAATCTAATTTAACTACATCAAAGTCTTTTTTTAACTTATCAGCAATTAGATAAGGATTAAATTCAGCACAACTATAAACATCTAGTTGCATCAAAGCAGGTACAGGTTCATCCCATACGTGTATTGCTATGTGACTTGTTTCTATTACAGCGACACCAGTAATACCTCTATTACCCTCGTTGTTACAGTATGCCACATAAGGCCCCAACATTATTTTCATATTAATTGAGGCAATAAAATCTTTTAACCATTCTGTTAACTTGTCCACATCTTTTGGTGGATTATTAACTTCAGCACGAACAATTAAGTGCTTGTGTATTAGTAAGCTATTTTTCATCCTTTACTCCGTAGAAAAACTCCGTTTCATCTCCAAAGGTTTGTTTTACCTTATCTTCTACGGAATATTCAATAGAAGAAACTTTAAAGTCTGGAAACTTCAAAGTCTTTGGCGTATATGATTTATCCAAAATCAATACTCTATTATTTGGTTGAGCAGCAAAATAACCGTTATTTAATTTTAATACATTAAATGATTTATGTTGCGTTGGCACTTCACTAAAGGTAGTATTTAGTCTATTTGAGTCTGGATTACAGCTATCAATCGTAAACATATATACGCCCTCGTGCCATTTTCTACTAGGAGCAAAATACTTGGCTCTTTGTCCTTTTAATAATCTTTTTTCTATGACTGAAATATCATAACTAAAACAGTCCCATAATTCTAATTCTTCTAAAGGTAAATCACCTTCAAAGTCTTTTTTCCATACAAACGCTGATAATGGTAACTTGTCATATACAGCACCATATTCAGGCAGATATGTTTCAAAGTATAACGCTCTACCTTGTATAGACTTTACTGTTACCCATACGCCTTCAACAAGTTCACCGTGACCTTTTTCGTGGTCATATAAAAACTCTTTCTTAACATAAACCTCTATGTGAGGTAAGTTAGCACATAAAAACATTTATATTGTACAAGACTCACAGGCCTCGTCCTCTAGTTTATCATTTGGTTTTTCTTCGGGTACATTATCGTGGAAACCAACAGGATGTGCTGGTTCATCTTCATCT